AAAGTTACCAAACTTGACGAAGGTATCATCTTTTTCGGGGACAAGGTTTTGCTCAACAACTGGAGTTACTGCTGGAGCATTATAGGAGACTTCCAATTCTTGAACTGCCTCTTTTGTTACTTCAAGGTTCCATTTTCCATGACCAACCTTATATTCTGCCAGTTTATTGGTTGCAGTTTGATATGAAACATCATTCATAGCACACCAAGCACGAATATCGCCAGATGCAACTTGGTTTCCGTAAGTGGTCTGCAAAGCGGTGCGGATGTAATCAGATGAATAAGACATGATGAAGTGGTGTCATTTGAACTCTCATATTATACACAAAAAAGAGGGTCTGATGACCCCCTAAGTGGACAGTTTGGGAATTGTCACTAGTTGGCAAGATAGTCTGTCAACTCTCGAATTAATGCAGACTTACTGTGACGACGATCTAGTTCAAGACCAAGAGTTCTGGCGTATGTTTCTAGTTCTCTCTTAGTCATATCATAAAAAGATAAGTCTGGTTCACCCTCAGATTCTTCTTCCACTACTTCAGATTCTTCTTCCACTACTTCAGATTCTTCTCCAAGTATTTCATCAATCGAAATTTGAACTACTGGTTCAGTCACCACTAGTTCAATTACTGGTTCTGGAGCAGCAGGTGCCGAAGCAGCAGGTGCGGGTGCGGGCGCATCCTTTTTGTTTCCTACCAAATCTGCAAATCTAGACATTTTTATTAATACCTAATATTATGAAAATATTTATCAAGCAACGAGTTCCACAAACTCTCCAAGAATTTTTTTGTTCATTTTTTTAGATTTCAGACTCTTGACAAAAGCAGATTTGATTTGAGTCTTAGTGGCATCTTCAGCAACCTCAAAATCGGAATCCTGAGCGAGGGCATTGGCAGAAATACCAAAATAAGCATTGTAACCAGATTTCTTGATGGTAAATGCTTTCTCTTTTCTCCAAATACTCATAGTCTTCTCATAATCTGGTCCATAATATCCACAGTAACGACGAATAAAACCACCAGCATCACGAGATTCGAGAACTCGAATACCAATAAAGTTGATATCTTTGAACTTGTCACGGAGGTTACGAAGTAAGATATCAGTAAATTGATACCACTCACACATGAGAGAATAACTCATACCAGTTTTACGATCACGTAAAAATGCATTAGGTCCAATGTGAGATGTTCCCATATATGGTTCTTGTTCCCAATGGCGTTGAACTTCGCGATGATATTTAAGCATTGCTGCCTCACCATCAGTCAGAACAACACACTGAACTTTCTGGAGTTTGTTTTCCTTCTGAAACTTAGGAAGAATTTGGTGTAGAGCAATAAGAGTTTCATTGAGAGGAGTTCCCGAAAGACTCAAACCATGAGGAATGTGATAACGAGTAAAAGAATTGTAACGGAAAGCAGTGGCAAGACGGAAGATATTTTTCATCTGATCTTCCATAATCTTTCCGTTAGTTTTGCTGGTGAGCATATTCATCAGAGAGAACCACTCTCCAACTTGAACCAAACCATCTTTCTTGGTATAAGAAAGTTCGCGAAGATTTGCTTTACCATCTTCACCATAAGAAACTAAAGGATAGTCATTAGTAAAAGCATAAACCTCAAAAGGAATCGCAACTTTCTTACAGAACCAGACAAGGTTAAAGAGTTGCTTAACTGTATCCAGCATCACATCAGACATAGAACCAGACCAGTCAAGAATAAACACCAGACCATGATTCTTGCCGTCAGCAAGAGTTGTTACTTTTTTGAAAAGGTCTTCATTGTATTTGTAGGTGTGGAGTTTGGTGCAATCCAATACACCGGTACGGGAAGTAGTAGCACGAGCATATGAGTCTGCTGCTTTACGGCACTCAAACTCTTTCACAAGATAATTAACTTCTTTCTGAGCAGAACGCTTGAACTCCACGAACTTCTTATCAACTTCACCAAAGATTTCTTCGGTAGAGTACTCCTGTTCTTCCACCCAAGAGTTCCAGTATTCCTTACACTTATCATGAATTTCCAAGTTAGGAACAATAATTTTATTCAAATCAAGTTTGGGCAACTCAAGATAGACATTCTCAGGACCACCGTTTTCAACCAAGTCTTTGAGTGCTTCCTCAAGAGACTCCATGGTCTTGACTTCGGGTTCATCATCAGTTTCACCACCCCGATTTTGATCTCTTTGTTGTTCAGCGGTGCCACCATAAGACTCAGTTTCACTAGGTTGCTCCTGATCATTCTCATTCTCACCCTCAGGTTGATCAGAAAACTCAGATGCGGGTTGGTTACTACCAGTTTGCTGAGACTCCAGAGAATCTATCTGAGTTTTGGTTTCTTCTTTCTGCCTTTCCTTGCAAAACTCGTAAAGTTTTGAGGCAGCAATAAGTACATCACAGAAAGTTTCCGTTTCTCCAATCAAAGAAACAAGTTCTTTCTCATCATCCTCAAAAGGGACATTAATAAAGTTACCAATCTTATAATACAGATTGACTTTATCTGCAAGATTATAAGTACTGATGTCTTCATCTTCAACCTGAAAGAAGTCTTGGTTAGCAAGTTCTTCATATCCTTTGTAGAAGGTCTTTGCCAAACCAGCATAACGACGCTTCATCAGTTTCTCAATGCGAACGTCTTCCACCACGTTCACAAACTGGGGTGGGATCTTATGTGTCTCCAACCAGTTCTCATCGGGAGTGTAGAGGGCATGACCAACTTCGTGACCAACCAGAAGGTCATAGACGGTGTTGCTTGCTTTTTCCCACATTGGAAGAGTCAGTACACGAGTATGCACATTGAACTGTGCGGTCTCAACTTTCTTGTGCTCAACCACCAAGTCCTCAGTAGCAAGGAGTTTAGCAAGTTGGGACTTGATTTCGTGGCGGACGGTCATTGCTCTGTTGCGTATGGACCTATTATACAAAAAAAGGAGGTCCGAAGACCTCCCAGTGGACAGTTTGAAAAGTGGTTATTACTTTACTCTGTTTGGTGTTACTCTGCGATTTGCAACATTTACGCCACCAGTAGGATGACCTTGTTTGATTCTTTCATCAGCATACCTATTAGCATCCATGTCATCCCAACCACCTTTTTGTGGAGTGAATGAACCAGGCTTGCTCTTATCAGCAACACCTTCTACACCATTCTTCTTAGCCAAAACGGTATTTTTACCATACTTTCCAGGAACAACAGTTTTTGATTTTGGAAGGAAATCAAAGATGCCTTCAACAATACTCTCTCTCCACTCTTCACTCATATTTGCCATAATAGCGAGTGCAGATTCTTCAGTATCAGCAAAACCTTCGGCAACTAGGTGCTCTAGAATAACATCAAAAATATCAGCACTGTGAGACATAGCACGAGCTTCAGAAACAATATCACAATCTTCCGATTGTGAATAGATAGAAGAATATGCTTCCATTAATCCTACGATTTCTTGATCTCTCATTTTTCTATAAGACTTTTTATGTATTTATAAAAAGAAGCATCCCCACTTTGGAGACGCTTCTTGAGTGCTTGGCGACGTGCCTTTGCTTGTCGAAGTGCTTGCGGTTTCAGTTTCCGCTTCTGCTCCTTCTTGGAGTGGTGTTGCCAATTTGGAGTGTTCATTGTCCCCTAACGTATGGTTCCATTATACTAAAAAAGAGGTCCGAAGACCTCCCAGTGGACAGTTTAGAAAGTGGACTCACAACTCATCAGCTATTTGTCTACCACTCTTACTCTCGCCAGATTTCAAATTAGTAACTCTTCTTGCTGGTCTATATCCTGCTTGCAAAGCGCCAAGTCCATGACCACCAGGATTAATCATATAATATGGAACAACCTTATCACCAACCTGAACTGGTTTGGCGTTATGCGCATAATCCCATCTATGAAGAGTATTAGAAGCTGCTGTTCTTAATGCTCTCACACCAGGAATTTTATCAATTGCTTTTTTTGGTACACCTACAAGACCATAGTGTGGTCCACGTTCCTCAATAATAGCATCTCTTTGCTCATCAGTGAGATGTGCCATCATATCATAAACTTCCTCTTCGGTAGCACCTTCATCAATCAGATAACCTTTGACAATATCAAAGATGTCTACATCTTCATGAGCACCAGATGCATGTGGATTACCAATCCCAGCACGACGGATTGCTTCTTTACCAAGTCGCTCAGTTCTTCTATCAACAGCACCTTCTCTTTCAATAGCAGACTGTGGTTTTGCTGCTTTTGCTGCTTCTCTTCTTTTTTGTGCTGCTTCTTTTGCTTTTTCTTGATCGGCAGTTGCTTGAGCAGCAGTATAAGTAGCAGCGTTCTCACCGATCATATCACCTTCATACTCAACATGCTCGGGATGAGATCCTTCAGTGATAATCTCTAATTCCTCCACAGATACGTTCTCTACAATACCATGCTCAAACTGAACATTGTAGTGAGATACGAAACCGTTCTCATCGGGAACAGCGTGTTGACCGAAGATGGTTTCACCTTCACCATACTGTTCATGGCAGACCTTCTTAGCACAATTGTGCATTCCTTTGTCTTTCTTGTCAACACAATCTTTCTTTTCATAGATGGAAGCATAT